AGGATACCACTGAACGACGACGCTTCAACGGTTCCATGAACCTTAAGTTTATTCGTATTCGCAGCTCCACCTATTCCGACATTACCAGCCGAATAATTAATATTGTTATTCGATTGATCAAGATCCCAATAACCGCCTATAACAGCTGCGACTCCACTTAGAGTTGATCCGTCTCCGTACAAATGTCCGGTGACGTTAAGATTTCCATCTATATGAGTATGTCCCGTAACATTTAACTTATTCCTATCAGCATCATCCGACGACCATAAAGGTCTAGTGGTCGGTGCTTTATTACCTATACCTACACGTCCGTCTGAATGTAAGAAGAAGCCGGGGTTTTCACCCCCTACGGTACTTCTGAAAACACCTGGAAATAACTGAAGGTTTGTCTCCGACATCTATAATTTACGAATATATTTAATATCCAAAGTTGGTGCTATTAATACTCGTGATCGCGCCTGCGGTATCGGGTGAAATGTATTCGATGAATATGGAATAACTTCCTTCACCAGAATTTGCGGCAACAGTAAAATCGGTACTCGGAGTAAGTACCACAGTAGTCTGTGTCACTGCGACTGTAGAACTCCACGGATTCGTACTGGCGTTACCAAAGATGGAAATAGGTCCGAGCGCTATATCATGGGGAGTGCCGTCTCCACCACGTTCACCACCCGCTAAATCTATGAGCATGGTACTCACTTCGTTATCGGCATTATCTATAAGTTGTGCTACAATTTTTGCATAGAACGGGTGGTTCGTAAATGTAAGTGTGAGTGCTGCACCCGAAGCAGTCGTACCACTCGCGATCGTATTTTTATCACTGTATGTCTTTTTAGTGACACCACCCGTGTTCGTGATGATGGCACCTTCAATCGTCGTATTACCACGAACATCTAAAACATTGGGATGATTTCCACCCGCCTCGATGAAACACTTATCCTTCACGGAAAGAGTGTGTATCGGGGCAGTGTTGGCCACTCCTACGTTAGAATTTGTGAAAAGTTTACCGTATACGTGGACGTTCATCGTCTCCTTCTCAGAAAGCGGGACACCCACTTGGTTTGTATTATCCATAGGACTACTATCCGTGTACGCGATGATGAGTTCCGCAGCGGAAGCATCATAGCACACGGCGACGTTTGAGCTTCCCACGGGTCTATTGTATATATGTCCTAAATCGAATGTTGTGAGATCCGTGTTATTCGTACCAATCTCAATGAGACCATCCTTAAATTGAGAGTTAGTAACATGAATATTAGCGACAGTTCCTATGGATGTAACATTACCTGTCACGTATAGATTACCGTTTACGTTTAAATCACCTTGTGCACCACTACCCGCATTTGAAATACCCGTGATAGTCATGGGAACTTGTGTTCTGAATAATTGTTTCGTACTTTGATTATACGCTACGAACGTATTAGTAGTCGCATCCGTACCATCCTCCGCGAAATTGGTCGATAATTCTAAAGGTGTGAGGTAAAACCCACCGGCCTTCGTTGCATCAATTTTATCATTACTCGCGTTGATGACGACGGAGTTATCGTGCTGATCTTCTCTACAATTCTTACCGAAGCGAAGCTCTGTGGCAGCACCGACGGTACTCAAGTTCTTCGGCATTTAATATTACTACTGATTTTAATTTGCATACATGAGACCCGCGCAGCCATTATTCACTCTGAGAATATTATAATTTACTGCATAAATAGGGTCTATGATTTCCCTAGACTCGCTATGAATCTTTACCGACTCGACACGTGAAAAATTAAGTGAACCGGAAGGCTGTAAGGAACTTGTGTTTAAACAAAACGAATGTAAGAAACAATCCGGAGATGTGACGAAGTTTGTGTGGTAATAATGCTGAACATCCACGAAATGCGGCTTCGCCCACTTCCACGAGCTTATATCGGTACCGTTGATGCTAATTTTTAATTTATTATCTATGGAAGTCAGTGTACTTTCCATGTTAGTATTAGCGCAAGCAAAATATTTAACCGGGTGATTAAACGTCAACTCTTGAACAAGTTCACCGGATGGGATACTTTTTTGTACTTGTGTTATGAGAATGTTATGTTCACGGGAAGCCATTATTCCACGTTCTTCGTTATCTAAGTAGTAATAATTAGCGTAAGCATCCACATTATAATTACCAGCTTCGGGACCCCAATAAATGCGTAATTCCACGGTACTGTACTGCAACGCCACGAGAGGAATGGCGGATTGAGGTCCTTCACAATAAAAGAAACGCAAAGGGTAAAAATATGAGCGAGCAGATGCACCGGGGTGCACACCGTTAGAACTTTTACTCACATTTTGTGCGAACATATCTACAGCTATATTCTCACTAAAATCGTAATCTTGAACGTCAATAACCTGTCCGGCCACTAAAAGTTCCACCTTATTTATCACATCTCCCCAATCCTGGAGATCTACCGCCTGTGTGTTATTATCTATCGCGAAATAGGTATATCCTAGGAGATCACCGTTTCTTTCGAATTTGATAGATGACATGGAATTACCTTTCACAGCTCCTTGTATCGTCTGCTTTTCGACGGACTGTGAAAAGTTAGAATGCCTTTTGAATGTGGAAGTGAAAAATGATATTTCGGGCTCCCCAATTATATGCTCGTCTTGTGCACCAATTGCGACTAACTGTACGATTCCAGAAGACATACTTACTATAGTAAAAGTATTTTTAAATTACGAGTATATAACGTCCTGAAATCTATGCGAGGTTCTTTTTGCGACACGTGAACCGGAAAATCATTACAGAGTTACTTATCTCCGCCGTAGCACCGGTTTCTTTATCGATGTTAAATGTTAAACGGTCAAGCCTGCGAATAGGGTTATGAAAACACTGTACGATCGGATACTCGTCTTTGAACGTTATGACCGTGTTAACTGGGGTCGCATCTCCAACTGGTTCCTGAGCAACACATGGACCGATGACTGTTCCGAAAATACCATTCAAATGATTGGCGGAGTCTACGATGAGATCCGTAGCGGAATCACCCGGATAGTTTATTTCCGCCTGCCCCCTTTGTGAAAAGTGTGTACGAAGCTCTTCTATACCTATGTGTAAAGCTCGTTGAGCCCTGGCACTCCCACTGCTTGATGTTCGAAAAGTGGCAGCTACCAATCGAGCCTGAACGACATTTTCTAACGGGGTGGGTAAATGCATGACAAAATCGGTATCAGTGTTATTCGTATGATTCGGTTCAGTGAAAATATTATCGATGATCACCGTGTGAATCTCGTGATTATAATCGGGAATATCGGGCTGAGATTGGGCTATGAGGAGCGCCATTTATAATACACTTAGAATTTTTCTACTTAAATACGTTGTAACGATTTAACTAGAAAACGATGATGATTTAAAAAAATATTTATCCAACGATCTTGTAATTGGCGTGATCGCGAACGAGCTGCTGGTCACCACAGACTCCACCGGTACTCGTGGAGTACACACTGTCGGAGAGGCAGTCGACACTGCTCTTGAGAGACATCAGGGACGCCTGGGAGACGGCCTCGATATCAATATTCTTAGGCTGGTACCTAGACTTACGATCACTGAAAAGAAGCGCAATTACGAAAAGTAATCCGATGGTGATAGCGATGGCCTTGAGTGTCGCGCGATTGGTAGAGTCGAGCTTCATTTTACTATGTGCTGATATTTTTTTATAAAGTGCGTTAAAGAGAATAGATTAGTTTCATTATAGAGAGTAATGGACGGTGAAATTGTCCTCGACAGGGGAAATGATTCGGTCATGAAACTCGATGAGAGGGAACAAGCCATGATGGATGAAATTCAACTCGATTTTGGTAGACCCCATGCTCACACGGGCGGTGCCCCCACTATTCAGCGAATGCATCGTTCGGATGCCCCGCCTGCCGAAATGTTTCAAGACGACGTAGACGCTTTTGCGAACCCTTCTAAACAGGCGGCTCCCCCACCTCCGCAAATGGATGAGCCTATTGATCACGGTGAATATGATAACGGTAACGCATATAACGCTGCTCCCGCGGCGTTCGATTATGGCCCTGAACAGCACGAAGAGCAACCGTCACCTGGATACAAGACGATTGATGAAGAAAAGTCTGATCTTTTGAATAAACTCGGGCGACTTGAGAAGCGTGGATTTAATATCAATAAATCACTCAACGCGTACTCGGCTGTGGATGATTTACGCACGGAGGTTAAGCGTATCACGTATAGTATAGATGTAGACAAGTCTATTAAGTTTTCGAGACGTATGCTCATAGCGTGTGTGACTGGTATCGAGTTCTTGAATAAAAAGTATAATCCATTCGAAATTCAGTTAGAGGGTTGGTCGGAGAATATCATGGAGAACCAGGATGATTACGATGAAGTGTTCGAAGAATTGTACGTCAAATATCGAACGAAGATGAACGTTGCACCAGAGATTAAGTTAATCATGATGCTCGGTGGATCTGCCATGATGTTCCATCTTACCAATAGTATGTTCAAACAGGTCATGCCCAATGTGAACGATGTGATGAAGCAGAACCCCGATCTCATGCAGAATATGATGAGCGCGGTTCAGAATACGATGGTTAACCCTGGTCAAACATCCGCCACTCCCCCGGGTGAGCGCCACGAGATGCGCGGTCCGGGACTCGACATTTCGAGCTTGATGGGTAATATCATGATGCCACCCGGACCCCCTATGAACACGACGCCCATGGTTTCCGCCCAACGGGAATATGTACCCGAGGTGGAGGAAGACGATGACGACATTTCGGATATTGTTTCCGAAAAAGCTGCAGATGATATGGACGATGATGTTAAGGAAGTTAAATTACCCGCAGCAAAGGCCAGGAAAGGAGGGCGAAAGAAGAAGGTTGAAATTAATTTGTAAACCTATATAAATGATAGGCTACAGCCCGATTGATTTCGATGACCCTATCGAGGCACCGATTCCCAGAAAGAGGGAAATCGTGGCCGATGAACCTCGCATCATAGAAAGAGTTCCAATAAAACCGGAGCCCGAAGAGCCGATCGTTGATGAAGATACCGAGTGTAATTTCCTCGTGTTCTTCTTTATCGTGGGTGTCATTGCGCTAGCCGCAATGGATTCTACGAAAAGGTAAGTATCATAAATGTACCACACGAGTCATCTTGTGTGTTAGATTTATAACAACGTATTTCCTTTAATTATTTTCCAAATTCGAAACGCGTTCCAATAAGGCGTAGTACGCTTGTTCCATGACTAATATTCGTTCTTGTAAATTTGTTGTTTTTAATTTTTCGCGATCGAGATCGGTTTCTAGTACAGCGATCCTATCCTTCTCCGTGTCGATTATACCCGATAATTCCTGTATCGCTCCCACGGATGCGACTGATATAGCATTCATATTCACCATCAGGGGTGTTTGAGTTAATTTCGCTTTTTGATAATGTACTTCACCCTCTCGCCAATAATCCTTTCGTTCATCATCTGGTACGATCGTCCATTCACTCTTTTCTTCGTCTGAAAGTCTGTCATACGATTCCTCGAAAAGATACTCCGTGAGTACCTGTTCTTCTACCCCCTTTACTAAATAGCTCGTCACGGGATCTGCGAGGAGTTCTTGGGCGATGAACCCATCTTCGTAATGCCAATCCTTGATGGGTTGAACTTCAAATTCGGGATCTATGTTTATAGGACCACCGTCGGGTTCTGGTGCCTTAATATTTTCCCATTCTTCATCCGTAGGTATCCATATTCCCGCGGCGCCATCCGGAACCCGTGATATCTTTTCGTACCTTTTTGGTATAAGTTTATTAATAAGAGTAAGATTATCTGTTATCGGGGTTTCGTTATACTTTATACGATCATCTGAGTAGTAGTGAGTGTGCAGTTGACTGTGACCGTGATTCGACGACGCGTAGTAGTGAGCATGTACCGGTGCAAACCCGGGAATGCTGGAGCCCTGGATGAAGCACTGGATCCTCTGGCACCGAACGTTGTTACCTGATATTATATCTCCCTGCGCACTCATATACCCAGCTGAATTAATCCAAGTTGGCGCCATATATGTAATCTGGGTCGGGGCCGCCGTTCCCCCAGTGAAACCAGCTTGATTTGGGTCACCGAAACCAAAATAGGCGCTGGTAACGTTTGTACCAAATTTAACCCCGTAATTATCTATTTTCAGCGTTCCAGCCGGAACGTTGATCTCGACACCTCCATCGACGCGTAAAACATAACCCTCGGGCATCGCGGAGCTGGGCTGGACCCAATTTCCAGCGCGTGCAGTCACGGGGTCCATATTGATTCCTACCGCATTTCTCCATAGAGTTAGAGGTTGTGTGACGGGGTATAATTGGTTCACGAAATTCAAAACATCCTGATTATCGTCCGTCATAAACATTTTGAATATCCCCTGTTGATTTGACGCGTTATGTGCCTCAATCTGAAATCCAGATTCATTTGAGCCGCCGCCGGAGGACTGTTCACTAAACACTTTCACGTACGTACTCGACTCACTTGGTTTTCGTGTTGCTAATATATTACCCACGACGTGTAAACTTTCTTGGGGAAAATCTATGTTCACACCTACACGGTTCGAGAGGTTATCTACATAGAATACCGGTACTATACCCGGATTGTTTTGCGTCGTTAATTGTCCATCCGTTGTATTTTGACCGATGTACATATTGTTCAAAATACGTAAATCACCACCGGAAACTAATTTTTCACTCGGAGACCCGTGTTCGTATAAATCCTGACACGTTGGGTGTGCACATACGACGGGAATATTTGTTGTGGGATCTGTCCAAGAAGGAGAATCAAGAAATGGGTTGTACGTTTCAAACGCAAAATTGCCCATTTTTATACCCGTCGGTGTCTCCGCGTCCAAATAACTACCAACACTAAACCTAGAATCACCGATCCAATGCTGTATATTCTTATCGGGGCTATACACAGTCACAGCACCCGAATCATAACCACCAGAATCACTCGACCGCTCGCCAACTACAATACGATTACCATTTTTGGATATGGCTACGGATGATCCAAAACTAAGAGATTGTGAAATGGACGTTGTAAAATCACTCGATACTAGCGTCACAGACCCCCCGGGATGTGTTCCTACCGGGGGTGTTGACGTGATGTTATCCAATACCCACGCCCCGGAAATATAATTAAACACGTAAATCGCTCCCCGATTATCAGCCGAGTCGGTGTAGGCGGGAGAACCTACAACTAAACGATTACCATCACCTGATAAAGCTACTTGCCTTCTATTCCCCGTGGCGTAGTTGATATCACCCTTCCCTACCCCGAAAGCTTCGGTACTGGTTACACCCGTAAGAGTTGCACCCTTCTGTGTCCACGTACCCGTCATGGTGGATGGAGCGGTATACACCCGAACTTCGCTACCAGCTGATGACGTTACCGAGAATGCTATAGTTTGTCCATCTGATGATATATCTACACAATGTCCAGAAAACCTAGCTGATACGCTAATTTTATTACCAAGAATTGAGAAACCGGCCCAGTTGTTTAACTGCTGCCACACCGTGATTTCACCGACCGTAGAACTGGTCCCGACGGGTCGACTCCCTATGAGATACCCTCCTTGGTCGCTGAATTTTAGACGAGGAGGTTCAGTACCGCTAGGTGTTACGGTCAATAATATTCCACCACCACCATCCCAGTTACCATATGAGGTGTGGGTGGCCGATGCACCCCCACCCCATTTATATACGTGTATACCCTGTCTTGATGCAACCGCTACATATCTACCATCATTCGATATATCTACTTGACTACCAAAAAGACTATCGGCCGCTGACCCAGTGAGCGTCGATCCTATCTGAACCCAGTCGTTGGTTACACCGCTCCAATTAGGAGAAGGCCACCCGAACATTTTCACCGAACCGCTATCGACTCCGTTTACATCGGATTTTGGTGTCCCGACTACAAACCGCGGGTATGCTAAATTGGGGTATACAATACCTGCATCATTTACGAGGGGTATTGGATTTGATACGGCCACCGAAGTACCAAACATATCTCCATTGCTAGTTCCAAGTATAGAATTTCCTTGGAGTTTCCATCCATTGGGTGTGTATTTATATACACTCACTTTTCCAATGGCGGGGCGCCCGTTTGCATCTCCACCGGCTACCAACCATTCACCGGTATCATTAATATCTGTCGCTGTACCAAAATAATCGAAAGATAATGGTCCGGGTATACGACTTCCAATTACATCATATATACCTGTTAGTCCCGGTGCATCATACGGTGACACCGATCCACTGAGTAATGATAATGGTAATGCCTGATTATTCACCTTTATAACCTGATCTTCGAGCGCGTAAGAAGAATTTACTTCGGCGTATACGTGATACCATGTATTTTGTTTAAACCCGTCTATATCACCTCCTCCAAATGTCCCCGTTTGTGCAGTTGGTATAATAGAATCCAATGTACCGGCAACTCGCCATGATCCAAGTGTACCTGGAACTTCTATGAGTAGCGAGTATGCGGGAATAGGAGAAGGGGGACTACTACCAGCCATTTTAATCTTTACGACTTTACCATTATTATATGATGGATTAGATGGATGTGTAGCCGAAGGAACATTATATGTAGGGGATAGATCAAACGCCGAACGCTCAGCTAAAGTGTATACATATTGGTATGTACTTGATGAGTGAAGTTCCGGAATTTGAAGCCAGAATGAGAATTTTGTAACGTATTTATTATCCGCCGATTTAACGTCACTGTTAGTCATTCCATTAAATCCCGTAGTTGACACTGTCGAAGTTATGTTACTTAAGGTAAGAAATCCACCCGATGAATCGTGGGAACATTCCCAATATATATTTCCTATCGTATCATGTCTACCCCAATCACCGCCGGGTGAAACGCGTTGCGTCACAACATTAGACATCAAAGTATCTCCCGTATCGAGATTGGGTGTAAGTGTTATTTTTTTAACAAGTTCTCTATTACGTGTATCAAAAAATATTCTCCATGGAAGTTTCTCAATACCCTTAAGTTGGTTACCGGGGTAATAACCCGCGTTCAATCGTCGACGTATGAACGTATCCCCCTCTACGTCTAATTTAGCTTTAATATTAGCTGTCGCCGATTCGTGGGGCATGATGAATTCGGGATTTATTTTAAAATCGCCCAGGGCGTTTTTTGTTAACGCCGGTTTCTGTTCGAGTAATGTATCAGAACTAATGTATTCGTCTAAATGAAATTCAGCCGCTTTAATACGGACCTGGTCAACTGCTCCTTCATTTGTAATAGAATTTGAAAACCGTTTACTTATTAATAATTCCGAAAATCCCTGTTGATCGGGATCTCGATTATTGGGATCGTAATAAATGATTCTATTTTGAATCGATGCACTGTCGTACGTGTTATCACTTGCATAGGTTCCACCGAATGAAATTCTTTTTTCGTCAGCCGTAGACGTGTTAGTCGATCCGTCATTAGTACCGACATACACGATATCGGAAGATAAAGAACCTCCTATGACCGTGTTTCCACGAACGTTTTGTGCGAGAGTAAAAAAATGCGATTCGACTGCACCGGGTGAACCCACGTATTTTTGTATATTATCGACTGTACTTGATGTCCAATCGACACACCCAGAAATCACAACGTCGCCACTGCATATAGCAACGTCTCCGAAGTGATCGTTTACAGAATCATCAGATACCGTAAACTGCATAACATTCGACGTATTAATAGGATCGAGTGTCGGGTGACCATCAATAGGACCTGTAAACGGAATTTGGTCGGGAAAGAAAAGTTCTTCCGTTGCTTCAAACCAGTTTGTACCACTCCAGTCGAACACGTGCAAACTACCTGCATGTGGAATAGGTTGAACCGTGTACCCTGATTTAGTCTGGTTGTTTTCGTTTATTAAACGGGGTGGGTGTTTAATTAATACAGCCAGTCTATCTCCTTGATAATCAAGATTAAACGATTCACCCATACGCCCACCCGCACTGGAACCAACTAATGCAGATGGATACTTATTCCAGAATCCTTGAATAACCGGTTCATCGATTGTATTCGCAGTCGATTCTGCGTTGAGATCTTCTTGCCATTCCCAAGATTCAATTTTACCTACATGTGTAGCGAGCGTTGTTCCGTCGAGTGAATAACGAGGAGATCCCGCTATAATACGCGCACCATCGGGGGAAATTCTCACACACGTTCCCATAGCCGTAAAATCAAAAGCCGTGTCATTAGGAACGTGACCAGAATACCCCGTAGTCGGGTTATATTCATTTCCAACGAACATGTCTTCGGTATATCCATGAAGTTCCGAACCCATAATAAGGGGAATACCTAGACTTTCTTTAGAAACACGTGTATAATAATCAGATTCACGCACTTCCATAACACCATTGACGTAAACTGAAAAATTGTTTGGACCCGTTCGGTTACCAGTAACACCGATGTATAACGAATTATTCGCATAACACATGTATCCATCCAGGTATCGAACAGTTCCTGTAACCCGTACATTAGTCCAAACTGCGGGTATCGATGACATGGCGGAAGGAAATGTCGATGGAATTATCGTTTTATGTAAGAACCAATCGGAATTGAGTTCTCCCGGGTTGTGTCTGTGATAAATGTGAACGGCACCTGTAGTATCTGAACTTGGGTTAAGAGCCACAAGATAATCAAGAGGGTACCTCGATAAAGTATATATAGTATCACCCTTGACAATTACTTCAAACCCTATAAACCAGTTTTCATCGACAAGTTTTGTCGTTTGAATCCACACGTTATCCACAGACCGCGCGAATACGTATGATGCCCCCGACGAGACCGGCCCCTGCGCCACTGCGCTGTTGGAATACTCGGCCCCACCTACGACCAGTGTATCGCCATCCAAGCTTAAACTCACTCCGAAATTTTGACCAACTTTGCGATCAGTTGCCAGTAATGCATCAAATCCATTAAAATACCCCTGAGTTGACCACGTGTTACCGCTACCATTAAATACAAAGACAGCACCACCTCGTACGAGAGTACTCGTACCGGTTATCGGTTGAATATCGCGATCGGGTGCACTTGCGGCTATGGTATACCCATTCGTTGAATCGCCATCTATGACGACGAGATACCCAAAACGTTCCCGTGTCGTCACACCGCCGGCAAGGAATGTTGACTGCGTGGTACGCCATAAATTTCCTTCTCTGGGATCTAATGTTCGACGCCATGACCATGAAGAATTCCTATCTCCGGGCGTATTTCTAGTAAATACATAAACCTGACCCTGACCGGTAATATTCCAATTTTGATTTGGATCCGTACTACCATGTCTAGCTGTATCACTGGATACCACCAGGTGATCATCTTTCAAGGCTAGACTCCACCCAAATCTCTGATTAAATCCAGATCTTCTAACAGGTTCGCCATAAGGAAACTGTTCTGCGTTGTAGTATTGACTTCCTGGTCCGTTACTACCAAATTCAGATGCTTCTACGCCCTGTACAAGTTTCCATCTCGACGTCGGACTACCCGCAGTTACTCTTTTGTATATATACACTTTTCCAATTTCAAGCCCCGCATATTCAAATCCACCAAAACTTCCTCCCGTATTCGGATACGCCCAGCTAAAACGAGATCCGTTAGATGTATTATTAAATACCCGTACCCATCCCGGAGTTGTACCATTTGCAGCTGATGTTGGGTTACCCGACCAATACCCACCCGGACACCCCACGGCGAGAAGATGACCAGTGCTCGATAATGAAATCGTCTTACCGTAATAAGAATTTGTATATATACCCTGTTCGGTACTACTTGTATCTATACCAGAAGATACACCACCTACATTGGATCGCGTTTTCATTCCCATTCTATTCCACCTAAAGGTTCCATTAGGTGTGGGTCCTGTACCAACCGGCGGCGGTTGATCATCAACTTCAACAGACCAGTGATACGTTCTCACTATACCACAACTCGTTACTGAATTTCCGGTAAGAGTCTCTCCGTTTAGAAAATACCCGGAAACAGCTATACGATTACCGTCGTTAGATATATCAACATCCCTACCCAATTCAAATTGTTTTGATCCATCCGTTTCATATATGACCGGTGGGTTGCTGTTCGATCCCGGTCCCACTATCGATGTGGGAGGCATTGTGGCTGCACCCGCTATATCATACACCGCTGCACATCCTCGTACGATAGTTTGTTCATTTGGTGCATGATACCTCGGTGCTCCGACAATCATCCGAGATCCATCACCTGAAATAGATACTGACCAACCAGAATTCGTACCATACGAAGGTCCACCCGCCACGTGTGTAACTGTCGTGTGGTGGGCTATGGAAGCTTCAGCAAATGATGAATTACCCCTATGCCATTTTCCTACCCCCGTCGAACCATTCCAATCGTAAACCAACGCACATCCATGTTCCGGATTTTGGTTTGCCAGGTTTCCAGATTCATGCCAGGTAAAACCGGGTGCTCCAACCGCAATTCTATTACCATCCGAAGACATAGAAACAGAATGACCAAATTTAGCTGTAGGCTGATTACTTGAGAACTGTAAAACACTAGAGGCTAAATCACCGTTTCCATAACTTTCAACACCGCCGTTCATTTCTGTCCAGTTGTTCGTGTCGCGTTCGTACACGTGTACTCTACCCGTCGTAACTCCAACGGAACCGTAATGAGGTACACCTACCACGACGCGATTACCGTCCGATGACATAGAAACGGAATGACCAAATCTTCCATTGGTACCATTACCACTTTTATTATATCCGGAGGTGTTTGGAGATACAATTCTTGTATCGAGTACCCACGCATTGGTACTACTATTCCAATCGTAAATGTATACAGATCCACCATATTGCCCCTGTCCATAGTATGGATAAGTTCCGGGTATCCCGGGTGCACCTATAGCGATTCTCGTACCGTCACCAGAGGCTGCGACACTGTAACCAAATTCACTGTTACCCACTCCATAGCTATCCGACGGTGGAGTAATAGTTGCACCGACTCGTTGCCATGTGTCATTCAACAGAAGAGGACTCGGTGGGCCATACGTGTATTGTTGAGCATATGTGTTCACTTTATCTGCATAGACTGCAGAAGTAATGGCAGTGGACGAATCTTCACCCCAGATATACACATCAACGCACCCCGTACCACCGTTTCCATTCGGAGAACCAACTACCGTCGCCGCAGTTGCACCCGAACCCACGGCACCCAGAGCTTCTCCGCTGTCGAGCATCACAACAGATTCACCGGCCAAATCTCCGTCAGCTGCACCAACAAGTATCGGTTGAGATGCGTAATCGAGTGACATGGAAGACGTGATATCAGTTTGACGATGTAACATATATCCACCAACACTCCGCCACGCAGAAGACCATCCTGTCGAAGATACAGCCATCGTATCACCATCAACGACTACACCAACACTACCATATCGACCCGCCGCACCGAAATTACTCATACCGTCCGGTGTAGGACATTTAATGAACTGCACATAGGACCACCCCGAATTGTAATCACCAGGTGTTGACCGCGCGTACACGTGAATACCACCGTCATTATCATTGACATTAGAATATTCATTGGACTTGTGTGCTATATACAGATTATCACCATCCACCGTTGTAACCGGAGGATCACCATTGATCGAATAGTGATTATCAGTAAACCAATGATCATAACTAGCTTCCCCTATAAAATTGGTTTGTGTGAGTGTATTGGAAAAATATACATCTGGTAACGCATCACCCGGAGAGTAAAATGTTTCAGTTTGAACATTGGGGTCCCATGAAGCATTTTTACTTTCAATAGCTCGCACCCACCCCAAAGTTGCTATAGATTGTAAATAGTCATCGCGCCCAAAAGCCCCAAATAAGGGATTGTCGGCGTTGTAATAACGGGATCCTCGATCTATATATGTATGTGGAACTGCCGAAGTACTTATAGTTTCTGCCGCGTACGTGTTAGGTAAAAAACTGCAGTTACTATTATGTAAAAGTCTTACGGCGTTACCGGGTGCCCCGGCTACTATTCGCGTACCATCGGGTGTTATATCGACGGAATACCCGTATCTGTTAAACGATTTATTGTGTTGATCAAACCCGCTAGTGTACTGTGCCTGTGAATCTGGAACCATGTCATAATATGTGTTCGCGTCGTATCGAATTTTCTGATATATACCACTGTCTCCGTTTTCGTATACCAATTGCCAATTTGTACTACTTATAGCCTTGTAAACATAAATTTTATTAAGTCTTGGAGCACCGACTACAATTATATTTGCGGCATCTTTGGATATAGCAACACTTCGACCAAATTCGCTTGCAGTGGGACCTTGTATGATAGCTTCTGTCACCGTTCCAGATGCCCATCTGGTATCTAGTGCACCGGTTATTGTACCACTTGTAGTAAGTACGTGCACACGATTTGCCGCCCAGCCGGGTTCTCCTACAACTACACGCGTACCATCCCAGTTCGATTTTACGGAAGCACCCAATTCCCCCGAAGGGTAACTAAAGTTTGGATATTTAATATAATCGTATCCGGGCCACGTTGAGCCTGAGTTACCGGCTCCTTTTGTTCCTATTAACGTGTACAAAGGTCTCGAAAATACATTACTTATAATATCAGATTCTCCCGGTGGTGTATATCGTACTATATCAAATCGACCGAGTTGTCTAATTTCTTCTCCAACGGCAGGATTATCACCTATAAAATCTCCTCCAAAGTCTTTAGAACCTACGAAATATAGTTTCGTATCGAATGAAATATCAACCGCCGATCCCATACCAACATTAATTTTGGTTCCGTCTAGTTTATGGGCAGGAAACCCTGTCGTTGATACCCAACCAACGTCTTCATCGGGATAAACCTGACCATATAGCGTAGGCCGTGATATATAACCGGTCCCTGTTGCCATTATATATACACGGGATTTAAAAAATTACAAGACCATCGCAGAACTCGAGCGAGCAGATTGTGCCGAGACGATTTGTTTCTTGATAAAAATGTTGGTAGTTCTCACCTGAAAACAATCTACATCATCTAAAACTCGTATATTTTTACTTACATATACATTCCCTGTCACGACTATTTTATCGTCATCTGAATCATTTATAGAAACATTTGATCCAACCTGTAAAGTTTGTGTTGTTAAAGGTGTTGTATTTCCTATTCCAACCGGTCCATCGAAATGTAGAGTCGTTGTACCACTCCATTGACTCTCCGGTGTAGGAAGATTAGAAAGTCCCGAACCATCACCTATAAAAAATCCAGCCTTTACTGTACCCGTCGAAGGTAATTCTAATAAATGTGTTGGATTTGAGACCCCTATTCCCACGTTACCCGAAGAATAATGAATTCTTCCATTTACACCAGTGGCTGTCCATACTGCAGTACCGGAAGAACCACCTATATCCGTACCCCACACCGGCACGGTTCCATCACTTTTTAAAACTTCTCCCGTAGAACCTATACTGAGTTTATTGAGTACATTATCAGCGCTCGCGTATAATATATCACCAGTTTGAAAGCCCGTCGTTATAGTGGAAGAATTTGAAATTATAGTCGCCGTTTCAATATCAGTAATTCTAGAAGAATTATCATTTAAATCCGTGACAAGCGCGACACCAGTTAATTCTAAACCACTTCCTATAAATTTAGATGCCGTCACATTGCCCGTGACTAATACATTTCCACTCGTCGTTAAAGATGTTACGGTGTTTAGAAATTGCGTCGTGACAGTGGTCGTAGGAGCGTTAGTCGTAACCTGTTGCAGAGTACCAACCTGCCCCGAAGCTCCCGATACACCCTGCCAACCGACTTCACCAGGTGCTATGACAGTCAAAACATGTCCTGTTGTCTGTCCTATGGGTACGTTGGCGGCCGTTGCAGTCGAATCTGCGTAGATCATATCTCCGTGCGCCGTGAGGATAGAACTTAAATCAGCTCCACCACCCCCTCCACTCGTGTATTTTTGCGTGGATCGTCCGACTGAACAACGTCCCATTCTTATAGTTGTACGAGACATTTTCCGGGGAGAAAGTCACCCGTATCTTCCTTCGGTTGATCGGGTATATTAAACCCACCCTGTCGATATACACGTAAACGTTTGTTGTACATGGCAAAAAATACCGACCAATGATCCACCACGTCGTAGATTCTAGGATTATTCTTTTTACCCTTCGTTTCTCGCATGATACGACCTATACTCTGAACAATGTCGGATTTGGGTGTGGCGAGAATAACTGTATCGAGGCTCGGTATATCGAGTCCTTCGTGTGCCTGACTGAATGTCGCGAATATGATTTGCTTTTTACTGGATTCGGTTAAATCCACTTCTTTCATTCCACCCATGTATAAACCCGATGTCGTCTTAAACTTTTGGTGTAGAAATTCGCAATGAAACCGTCTATCGCTGAGAACTAGAATTTGACGCGTCGTTTTTGCAACATCTTTGATCGTCTGTAAGATCATTCTGTTTCGATCGGGCATTTCTGTAAGTTCTGTGATCATGGTGGGGAGTGAAAGTTTACCGAAACGTGTGCACGGAGGGGGGTCTTCAAATCTTGGACACGTGTATACGAGTGGAAAAACGTCGACCTGATCCTGGTTTTTGCGTTCTACTGAAAAGAATGTCGGACCCATAAACCAGTGTAAAACTTTAGTGAGTCCATCTTTTCTATTTGGGGTAGCGGATAATCCGAATGCATGTTTAGGACACAATTTGAATAAAGATTG